CAAATGCAGGGCTTCGACCAGGCTTTCGGAGGAGAAGACGTAGCAAAAGGACAAGTTCCCGATTGGGTGCGATTCAATTTAAGTCGCGGATTAGTCGCCGGTCCAATTCGACCGCAACTTCCGCCCCTGAAGTATGCTGATAACGGCAATACCTTGATGTTCGCATGAAGTCATTCTTCTTCGATGTAACAATCGAGAGTCATTTGAGTCTTTTGTTCAACTGTAACCAAGAGAGCATAACGGTCTTCGCGTGCGACTTGTTCAAAAACATGCACTGCCTTCTTAGTGAATCCTCTTTTTCGACCAAACCCTGAAGTAGTCCATCCAAGAGATATGACATAGCCTCCAGGCTTAACGAGCTGAGCGAGAACGTCTTTACCTTCGCCCCACATATTATGCGTTTGCCATAATTTCAAATCTTTACCTATGCCATCATAATTTTCTTTGAGTTGTCTTAGGCTGTACGGGGGGTCAAAGAATACCAAATCGAATCGATGGTCTAATTCCTCCATTTTTAGAGCGAAGTCTTTGAACTCCAGGTTGTAGTTAGTATTGAATGCAGGATTCAAGTCATTAGTAATACAACCCTGAAGGAAATTAGTAAATGATTCGCGAGCGAAAGGGTCGCACATCAAAACTCTACCTTGATTCTGAAAGTTGATATCATTAATCGTACGATCAAAAATTAATCGAATGTGTGGGTTGTCAAAAGGTGTCGCCGTGATGTTGGTTCGGCGAAAGGTCATGTTCGGAAACTCTTCATGTGTCACTTCTCATCAACCCTTCTATGAAATCCAATAATGCCCCTGTCCGTTTGCCAAGTGCCATAACCACGCAGTTTCATTTCTTTTGAAATCCACGCCCACACTTGTTCTGAATTGTAGTTACCGTTTCCTATTAACTCGGCTACTGAACGAAGCATGTAAACTGCACCTTCGCCCCAAGCATGGTCTCCGGCGTCATCAGCGGCACGCACGCAGCAATCTTCATCCATGCTCATTCGTCTCCCTCCTGGTCGAAGTAAGCAGTATATTGAAACTCAATGTTTGCTAAGAATGCGAGCATCTCTTTTTTCGTTAATTTAAGAAAGTCCGAATAAGTCATTCAATCCACCACTTAGGAAAACGACCATGTTCTTCTCTAAACTCAAGCGCAGCTCGTCGTTCTTCAAGCCTCTCTTCGTCGTTTTGTAATAGCATAGCCCTTACCCAGGCACTAAAATTAGGTTTTTCCTTGGCTAAGTGCCAAGTCGCTTCGCATAATGATACAACTTTGTTTCTCATTATTCAAAGCGACCCCGTAATAGATATTTAACTATAACTGAAAAAAAAGTTGGCTCAAGCCAAATTGCATCGCTTCGCTCTCAATTCAGGCAAGCCGACGGCATGCGGACATCCCTATAATGCCCCTGTGGGGGTCGGCGCATATAAGCCGTTGGGCGGCTTCGCCGCGAGGATTGCTGCAAATTACAGGGGTTCAGGCGTGTAGGTTTACTTTATACACCGTCGCTTACACCCAGGTAGTATGGCAAAAGCAGCCCGAGATTTAATTTTGAGAGACCGACTACAATTTGACACCGATGCAAACGGCGACGTAGCACTTGTTTATGGGCGAGTGGATATGTCCGCTTTCGTTAATATCGTTAAGCGTGAGGGCTTTGCAGTGAAAGAAGTGCGCTTTATGGTGCGTGACCCGTCATCGACCGTTACAGGCACACTTAATCCGCTTCTATCAACAGGTGGAGAGTCGTTCTCATCCCTGAAGATATTCGCAACGACAACCGCATATGAAAACGCCCAAGACGTAGGTATTGCATCACCTGATGTAATAAGCGTCTTCGAGCTGACAACATGCCGTGATAACCCAGGTGCGACCGGCGAAAACTTCGAGAACAATTGGGTTCTATTCGGAACGCCTGATTTGCACCCTGAAGGTTACAATGTTGTTTCTGATTTGCTTATTGGAGTTGCCGCTAATGACTGCAACACTTACAGTAGTGTCACACTCGAAATTGACATCATGATTATTGGTGAACCTGTAAAACTTAACGAAGCCGATATGACTGAAATGCTCACCCAACAGCAAGACCTGTGAGGTGTAACCTTTGCCAAAAGATAGTGAAGGGAATTATTATTCTCGCCGTATTGACCTTACTGACCCTGAAGAAGTTGTTGAGAGGCTTATCAGTGCAAGACAAGGAGCAAAAATGGGGGCGAAAGCCGGTTCTCTTATACCTCTTGGAGGGCAAGCCGTTGGCGCGACTCTTGGGGCTATTGGTGGTTTTATACTTGGCGACCAAACAACCGTCTTTCCTATTGATATGATAGCGATACCTGCATACCAGGCTTACATGCTTCAGGGTTCGCCGGCCTTTCAAATCTACATAAAAGAAGGTGAAGTCTTAACCCAAGTTCAGGCAACTGACGCTATGGTAACGGAACAAATTGTTGAAAAATCCGACGATCAAAAAATTACTACCAAGCGCACTCGAAAGAAGGGTGCAGGGTTGCCACGCAAATATGCTAAAATGGGCTTTAAAAAAGGGTGGAGGGAATACAAAAAGACCCCTGCATACAAGCGAAAACAGGCCGCTAAAAAGAAGAAAACTCGGAGGAAGAAGAAATGACACTGCATGAAATCCGTGAAACGCTTGAACAAGACCGTATCGCTCTTGATGCAAACGGCTTCGGCATAGTCCAAAAGCAAATCCAATTGCCTGCTAATCAACTACACCAGGTATTGAAAGTGGACTTCTTTCAAGACACATTGCCCGATTATCAGGGGGCAACGCCTCTTTTCATCGAGCTGATGGTTACTCCATACCCTGTAATATACAGTGATATGAAGTTCTCAACACCTCTTGCTTATGGTTCTCGAGGTCCAATGGCCGGTTCTGACACTATATTGTTCAAGACAACCATTGGCCCATATGAAGCACCATTGAATCAATTCCCTGCTTTTCGTCAATTCCCTAACGAAAGTGTGGGTGCGACGCCGACATTCTCATTCTATACGCCTTACGTTTACGTGACGGCGTTCTTACACGGTCAAGACGCAACGACTCCGGTTGATGGTCTCGGAATATCGTTCTACATGGCCATTGATTCGAAGAAGGCAAACCTCACTTCATACGGTTTAGGAGTTATGCGTGAGCGTTCAGTTGCTCAAGGTATTACTTTGATGAACCAAGGTCGAACAATTGAACCTTCAAGAAATGTCGGTCAAGTGTTCCCTATGTGGAAGTATGGTGGCATTCGTTCTGAAAGAATGCTTAGAGGAAACGCGATAGCCGACTTCTTCCTTCCTTACACTCCTAATGAAACCGAAGCGATGACTTCAACAGCAAATTTGCGAACCTTCATCAAGACTGCCCGTCAAATGCAGGGCTTCGACCAGGCTTTCGGAGGAGAAGACGTAGCAAAAGGACAAGTTCCCGATTGGGTGCGATTCAATTTAAGTCGCGGATTAGTCGCCGGTCCAATTCGACCGCAACTTCCGCCCCTGAAGTATGCTGATAAC